GATATATACGTTAAGCCAGCCAAATCGATCAACTTTATCCAGCTCAACTTTGTTGCTGTAAGAACAGGTGTTGCGTTTGATGAAGTAGTCGGTAAGTTTTAATTAAGGAGAATAGTAAATGGCTTTCAGTATTAATTCTTTTAAATCGCTAGTAAGTACTACCGATTTTGCAAGACCAGCGCTATTCCAGGTGTTTATATCAACACCACCTGGAGTAGCAGCACTTATCCCTTTCAGCCCATTCTTAGTTCGTTCTGCTAGCTTACCAGCCTCTCAAGTTGGCCAGGTTTCTATTCCTTATGGTGGTAGAACAATTAAGATTGCTGGTGAAAGAACTTATGGTGATTGGTCGACTACAGTTATGAACGATGAAGGTTTCATCATCCGTAATGCAGTTGAACAGTGGATTGATATCATCAACCAAAAGACAACTAACTTCAGAGCGTTTCCTAGTGAGTACAAAGTAGACTTAACAGTTACTCAGTACTCCAAGAAAGGACCTCCATTGAAACTTGTTAAGTTAGTAGGATGCTTTCCTACAGCAATCAGTGAAATTGCTCTTGATTGGGCTTCCGCTGATGCAATTGAAGAATTTAGTATTACTTGGTCTTACGACTACTGGGAATGAAATGAGAGGGGCTGAAAAGCCCCTCTTCTAACAAGAGGATAATATGGCCAGTTTGTTTGGTTTTGAGTTCAAAAAACGCGTACCTGAAGAAGAACCAGCATCATTTGCACCTCCAGTCAACGATGATGGAGCTGTAACAGTAGCAGCTGGTGGTGCTTATGGTACGTTTGTTGATTTAGAAGGCACTGCTAGAACAGAAGCAGAGCTAGTTACCAGATACAGAGATATGTCACTGGTGGCTGATGTAGAACGTGCTGTAGATGAGATTGTAAACGAATGTATCGTGTCTGAAATCAAAGACCAGATCGTTCAGATAAATTTAGACAAGCTTCAGTATGCAGATAACATCAAGCAGCTTATAGCTACAGAGTTTGAAAATATTAAGAGCCTGTTGAATTTTGAAAACCAGGCTTACGAAATTTTTAGAAAGTGGTATGTTGATGGTAGACTTTACTACCATGTGATTATTGATGATGCCAACCCAAAACTTGGTATCAAAGAGATCAGAAACATTGATCCACGAAAGATTAGAAAGGTCCGTGAGCAGAAGAAGAAACGCGATCCTAAATCTAGTGCAATGATTATTCAGAATCAAAAAGAATACTTCATGTACAATGAGAAGGGTTATAATGCTCAGGGTATTGGTAGTGGTCAGGTAGCTTATTCTGCTAGTGGTGTCAAGATTGCAAAGGACTCAATTGTTCATTGCGTGTCTGGTTTGATGGATACGAATGGAACAATGGTCCTTTCTTATTTGCACAAAGCAATTAAACCACTCAACCAATTAAGAGTTCTTGAAGATGCAACGGTAATTTATAGAATCTCAAGAGCACCCGAAAGAAGAATATTTTATATTGACGTTGGCAATCTACCGAAGATGAAAGCCGAGCAATATCTTCGAGATATGATGATTCGTCATAAGAATCGGCTAGTATATGACGCGTCTACTGGTGAAGTGAGAGACGATAGAAAATTCATGACGATGTTAGAAGACTATTGGCTTCCACGTCGTGAAGGTGGCAAAGGAACAGAGATTACAACTCTACCAGCAGGTGAAAACCTTGGTAAGATGGAAGATGTTGAATACTTCCAAAAGAAATTATTTCAATCTCTTAATGTTCCAGTTACAAGGTTACAGACAGACCAAATCTATTCGATTGGTAAGGCAACAGAGATTACAAGAGATGAAGTTAAGTTTAGCAAGTTCATCAATAGGCTGAGAAATAGATTCTCTGTTATATTTCTTAAGTGTCTTGAAAAACAACTTGTACTCAAAGGTATTGTTACAACAGAAGACTGGAAAGTGTTATCACAGTCGATCACTTTTGAGTTTGCTTCTGATGAGTACTACCAAGAGTTAAAAGATACTGAGATGTATATGTCCAGAGTGAATGCTGCAAATGCACTTGCTCCGTACATAGGTAAATACTACTCTCATGGTTGGGTTAGAAAGAATATATTCAAGCAATCCATGGAAGATATGAACGAGCAGGACAATGGTATTGTTGGAGAGTATAAAAATCAAGTACTCTACCCACCAGCACCTGAGCAACCGCAACAATAAATACAGGAGATATGATGGAAGTCGATACACAACAATATGAATTGAGTGATCTAGTAAGATATTCTTATGAAGGTCAACCTGCTAAAGTGCAGGACGTATTTAATGAGTTAATGATGGGTAGAATGTATGACGCCATCCAACAAAAGAAGGTCGAGGTAGCTCAGAACTTCTTTGGTCAGCAACAAGCTGATGCAGAAGAGTATGACGACCAATACGAAGAAGAGGATGAAGATGGCCAAAGCGCTTAAGGACATTTTAGAAGTATACGCTCCTAGATCTAAGGACGAGAAGCGTTTCAGAGACAAGCATGTTGCAGAATTAATTAAAAAGGATAAGCCATCGGAAGATGATGCTGTCTTCAAAGCAACAAACATTAAAACAATTAGTAGGGCAAAGACAAGGCACGGATACGATCCAAATAAGGATGAAGCTGTGTATGAAGAAGCTGCTAAGATTCATCCAATGGCTATCCATGTTAGTAACGCTGGCAAGGGCAAGTATAAAGTACATGCTGTTGGTAGCAAGCTAGCTGATGGTATCAAGGTAGGAGAGCACCTTACCGATTCTGAGTTGGACGATGCAGCTGAGATGGGTGCTAAGATTGTGAACAAAAACACACTTACAAAAACAAAGATTAAAGAAGAAGTTTTAGATGAGAAGACTCTTACTCCAGCAGAGATGAAGAAGCGTGAAGAGATTGCTAAAGCCATTGCTCGTGAAAATCCTAAAATGCCGATGAGCAAGAAGATGGCAATTGCTACAGCTAGTGCTAAGAAAGTTGCAGAGGGGTTTGATGATGAAGATGTTGAACTACTTAATATTATCTACAATTCACTGACAGACGACAATAAAGCTATTCTAGAAGATATCGTGGAAAACAATCCTGATCAGCTACTAGAATTTTTAGATCAGTTAGAGGTGCAGAATGGCTAGAGTATTATCAAATCAACTAGGTGGTAAGTACGTCGTACTTTGCACAGCAAACGACACGATTCAAGTGGCCACAGCTAATGCTACAGCTGCCGAGACTGTAACAGGACTTTCCATTAATCAGATTTGGACAGGTCTTGATAATGGATATTGGAAATTAGCACGTGGATCAAACACAATCTTAATTACCAATGCTTCGGACTATCAGGACTTTGCTGGTAGTGGAGCAGCTATCCAATTAGATTCTGCTGCTAACGTTGTAGTCACTTGTACATCAGCAAACTGCTCGATGATTATCGACTTCCAGAAGCAATCAACATTTACAAGTTCGTACTAAGAGGACAGAATGAAACTAATTAGCGAAGTTTATGAAGGAGTCAAATTCCTTGTAGAAGAAAAAGAAGGAAAGAAAAACTTTTTCATTGAGGGCACCTTCATGGTTGCCAATCAGGGCAACAAGAATAAAAGAATCTACAAAGCTGATATCTTAGAGCGTGAAGTCCAAAGATACAATAAAGAGTATATCAAAGAGAACAGAGCTTTTGGTGAGCTTGGTCATCCACAAGGGCCAACAATCAATCTAGAGCGTGTTTCTCATCTTATCACTAACTTAGTTAGAGAGGGTGATAACTTTATAGGTAAAGCAAAGATTATGGATACTCCTTATGGAAACATTGTTAAGAACCTTATGCAAGAGGAATGTTGTCTTGGTGTTTCTTCAAGAGGTATGGGTTCATTGAAGATGAATAATGAAGGATTGAACGAAGTTCAAGACGACTTCTATCTAGCAACAGCTGCTGATATTGTCGCTGATCCTTCCGCTCCTGGTGCATTCGTAAGAGGCATTATGGAGGGTGTTGAATGGGTGTGGGACAATGGAGTTTTGAAACCTCAGCAGCTAGAGGAAATGAAAAAAACCATTCAAAAGACATCTAAGAGAAACCTTGAAGAGGCAAAAATTAAGGTTTTCAAACAGTTTATTAATTCACTGTAAAATTCAATAATATAAAT